CGACGGGGCCTCCCTCATCGCTCGTCCGGGTATGCGCCGACTGAAGTACATAGGGCCCGGCCCTGTTCGTGGATTGCACTCTGAAGCCGGAGCCTTCTCAGGCGATCTCTTCGTAGCCTCGGGTGCCAACCTCTACAGGATGGATAACCTGCTGTCCGAGACATCGCTGTACGCCAGTCTCTACAACCCCGAGAGAGGGTTTGTCAACATGGCGATCACGGCTCAGATCGGGGATACACCGGAATATCTCTTCGTAGCGGATGGGCAGTCGCTGCTTGTGTACATAGCTAATGGCTACGCCCATAACACGCTGAGCGGAACTCCTGCCAATACCAACGTCGTCGTAATCGATACCGTCTATTACAGCTTTACAAACGGTTCGGTGGACGCCGGTACCCCTGCCGGGACTGCTGGTAACCCATGGCTAGTGGCGCTAGGTGCTACAGCTACTGAGGCTTTCACCAACCTCTACGACGCAGTTAACGCCTCTGGAGTGGCTGGTACTCAGTACTCTACGGCTCTCGTAGAGCACCCCACCGTTAGCGCCAGCTCACATACAGCCTCTGCCGTTACGGTAAGGGCGAAGACCGCAGGGGCTCCCGGTAACGGTATTGTCACCACGGAGACCGGAGCAGCACTGGCGTGGACGAACCCCGGCACTCTTACAGGAGGCGGCGGCAACGTCATCCTTCAGGTTCAGATGCCCGATGACGTTGGTGTCATTGACGTTGCAGTTGTTAACTCTTATGTCATCGTCATTCCGGTACAAGATAACGGCTATCAAGGCCGTTTCTACTGGATTGAACCCGGTGAAATCTCTGTCGATCCCCTGAACTTCGCAACGGCTGAAAGGTCTCCTGACGGGGTATATGGTGTCGAGGTCTTCGGAGACCAGTTCTGGTTGCCGGGCGAAAGCACGACAGAAGTCTGGTACGTTACGACTGATCCGACTAATCCGATGCAACGGCTTCAAGGTATCGTCCTCGATCGTGGGTCGTGGCAGAACACGGCTCAGGCGCTGCACGAAGCAATGCTGCTAGTAGATGCAGACGGTGGCGTCTTCATGGTAGAGGGTGGTTCTCCTCAACGAGTATCTACACCGGATATAGAAGAAGAAATACGTGAAGCTATTTCCCTACAGCAAGGGTATCTTTATTAAGGACTGAACTATGGCTCTTGTTCATGCGGACAATTTCTCAATTTATGGTACTGATACGTCCCTTCTGCTAGACGGTATTTATGCCGAAGAGGGTAACCTATCCCTTAGCACTGATCCAGACGGTATCTCTGGGGGTCGCGTTGTAAACGTGTTTAACAACTCCACGAACGGTGAGTTCGTAGCCCTTCGCTACGCTCTTCCTGCTGGGGACACCACTACGGTCGGCATACCTTTTCGGGTGTGGCTCACCTCTCTGCCTACCATAGACGCCGTAGGTCCTCATATAGCTCAGTGGCGTACTAGCGGGAACTCGGCTCTTGCCGACCTTCGTGTGACCTCTAACGGTCGTCTCTCGATGATCATCACCGGAGGCAGCACCTATACGACTACGACACCCGTCGTAACTGCAAATGGTTGGTACCATATCGAAGCAGTCTATACCCACGGGTCTGGAGCACTGTGCTCTTTCGAGGTTCGGGTTGAAGGTATCACCGTCCTTACTCAGACGGACGTAGCGGCGACTAACGCCGATGTCGGCCAGCTTCGTATTACCGGACAGAACTCAGGTACGACGATCGGTCCTCGGTACTACATCAAGGACTATGTCGTGTGGGACGACAACGGAACCTATAACACTGACTTCCTTGGATCGGTGCTGGTTACTAATCTCACCCCGACAAGCGACGTGTCGTTGAACTGGACGCCATCCTCGGGTACGACTGGATACGAGATTTTGGATAATATACCTCCTGTCGATACAACTTATATCTACGCCGAGGATGCTCCGCTACCGAGCCCGTATGTAGCCACGCTGTCTGATCTCCCGTCCGAGGTGACCAGCGTCAAAGGCCTGATTACCTTTGTACGGGCTGCTAAATCAGACGGCGGTGACGGCTCTCTTCAGGTCGGTCTTATCTCTGATCCGGATGGAACTCCGGCGACTGTACTTGGAACAGATCGTCCGATCACGGTGGCTCAGACTTACTGGCGCGATGTCTTTGAAGAAGACCCTGCTACGACGGCTCCGTGGATTCCGGCTGCCGTTAACGAAGTCGAACTTCAGATAGATCGTACTACATAATTAGGATAGGCTATGGTTGCAACACCTGAAATTCAAGCACCTCAAGCCGGACTGTTATCGGTCCAGCGCCAAAGTGCTCCCGAAGTACTGGTGCCTCAGGGGTCTGCGTTAGCGATCTACAACATCCCTGCTGAGAGGATTCACGTCACTTACGGTGATATCCATGTCGCCTACAGGCGTGACTCTCAGCAGATGAAGGTTACCGGAGGTCAGGTTCTTGCTGTTGTCCGTGGTCGAATAGAAACCCCTAAACTGAGGACATGGGCGTTCACCCTTGACGGACATGATATGTTCGTTATCCGGCTAGGAACAACGGGAAAGACCCTTGTCTTTGATCGCTCGACTAAGACATGGTCGTGGTGGACTAACGGTAATAACGGCAACTGGAGAGCTAACATCGGTCTTAACTGGCGCTCTGCTGGCTCTATTCCCAGTAACTATGGGAGTAACATCGTAGTTGGGGATGACTCCTACGGAGTTCTCTGGGTTCTCGATCCTGATCAAGGTGTCGATGACGCGTTGCTGGAGGACACCGAAGTTACGTTCCCTCGCGTCGCGACTGGGCAGTTGATAAACATGGAGAGGAACTTCCGTCCTTGCTATCAGGTGTACCTCACGGCTTCGTTCGGACAGCCTGCTTACACCGGGGCTTCCGTCTCTCTGAGTTATAGTGACGATCTTGGGAACACGTTTAATAACGCCGGGACTAGGATCGCCATAGAAGGAGAGTACAATGCTGAATTTGCTTGGAGGAGTCTTGGTAGGATTGTTCCTTCTGGTAGACTCTTTCGTGTTGAAGATGACGGTGCCTTCGCCCGAATAGACGGACTTGATGTAGACGACGGGAGTTAGTAGTGGTAGGCAGGATTCAACCCCTAGCTAAAGAGTTTGAGATTGTCGGACCAGACGGAAAACCAACCGATTATTTTATACGGTGGGCTCAAGAACGTCAGATTGATATCGCGCAGGGCATTAGTGCGGCTGAGGCCCAGCAGCTTATAGATGACTGGGCTGCTGCTAGAGATATCGTTGCGGGTGTAGCACTCGACGGTGGCGGTAATCTATCGGCGGATGTCACCTTAGACTACGCAGGCGGAATTGCTGATCAAAGCGATGTCGACCTCTCAACTCCTCCGGCCGATGGGCAAGTCCTTGTATGGAACGACGGAGCCTCTATGTGGGTTCCGGCAGATCAGTCGGGTGGCGGGGGAGGCGGAGGACTTACGCTTATCGGTACGCAGACTCTGGCAGTCGGGGCAGCTAGCGTAACCTTCGGTTCTATTCCACAAGACTACAAAGATTTGGTTCTGGTATGGTCTCTTCGAGGGGACACGGCTGTTGCCAACACCGACTTTTTTGCGCGGTTGAACGGCGATACCGGAGCAAACTATGACTACGAGTTTGTACACTGGTTTGCAACGGGATCGTCCATTAATCAGTCTACTGGACAGACAGCAGGTCGCATAGCCTCTATTACTGCCGGAAGTGCTACGGCGAGTCACGCCAGCGTAGGCAGACTTGAGATACCTAACTACACAGATACGACCTTCTTTAAGGGGGCGTTCTCTGATTTCTTCAGCTCCCTAGGAACTGGCGGATTCTCTCAAGGTCGAGGTTTATACGGGTTTAACTGGCGTAGTACGGCGGCTGTCACCAGCATCACTGTCTTCCCATCTGCTGGAAACATCATAGCCGGTTCTACGGTGTCGCTTTATGGGCGGCCTGCCGCATCTGTTGTAGGAGGAAGTTCAGCGTTTTTTAGTGGTGGCACTGGTGAGTTTGGTTCCGTCAATACCGGAGCCAGAGCTACTAAAGGCGTTCACTACAAACCTGATCGCTCCGTAACCCTGAGCAAGTTGTGGGCAGTTATAGATGCCGCTGCAACCTCTGAGACGTTCTACGCACAGATAGCAACAGTAAACCCCTCAACGGGTACTATTACTGCCGTGGTGGCGACTGGATCGACGATAGTAGCTACATCGACTAACCCCGAGTACTACGCACTACCGTTTTCCGTCCCCGTGCGGTTGACTTCAGGCCTGGATTACGTACTCCTAGTGGTTCGTGCGGACGGTTCTGGAACCTCTGTTCTACGCCTTTACGACGGGGATGGGGAGTTCTTCCGCGCCAACGCGCCGGGAACAAAGCAAGTAGGTAGGTGGGAATACAACACGATCGGGGTTTCTGCCGCTCAGGCTACCTCTGCATCAAGCACGGCCACTGGGTTTGCGATTTGGCCGGAGGGCGATATAACCTCCAGTACTGGTGGCGGAGCCGTATGGGGGCCGTCTGCTCTAAGCGGCAGCGGCGTCCTTGGTTCGGCCTTCGCCACACACGGGATGGTTTTTAAACCCTTTGTGGATATAACGATCACTGGGTTTACGTGTTATCAGCAAATCGCTGCCGGTAATACGTACAGATTCTTTATAGCCCCGATGTCATCCGTATCGCTGGATACAGATAATCACACCTTGACTGGTGGGACGCTAGGCACAGAAATGTACAGCCAAGCGTTCACGAACCCTACAACAGCTAACCAGACTAGGGTAATAGAGTTAACCACTCC